GGACTCGTTGCAGGAGCGAATACAATTCCCAATAGTATTGGCTACGAATATGATGCTTCTCCATTGGGACAATCATGGTTACCTGCCAACTTAGAAATTCTCTCTACTGTTTCTGGTGCCTGGGCTGCTAGTGATAGACGTTTTCCAGGTGCGGCATCTGGTACATGGACGAATATATGCATTTATCGATACCAACCTAGCAACGCGTATGTTTTCAGCACGGGAAGTATGAATTTCAATTGGGCATTGGATGATTTCGGCTCCCATTGGGGATCAGATATGAGGCCGAAAGCGGAGAGCGAAAAGGCCCAAAAACTTATAAAGAATGTTCTAAGAAGGATGATCCATAATCCTGAGGTAGTAAGGAGGCCATTTAGTGGAAACCCAACAGGTTTTGAAAGCAGTTGAAAATATTCAGAATGTTCTGAATCCTCTGGATATCGCAGATAAGATGAAGGTTTTAAGGGTGGTTGAGGCTTTGAATGCACCAACACCTATGCAATATCCAATGCCACCACCAATTCCTCAAGGAGTGCACAAATGAATCCAGGAATCTCACCAATATACATTGATCCACAGGGTGTACATACGAATCGTCCACCTGTGGCGAATGATCCGGGGTGGGCATTAGCTGCAAATCCGACTCAGGTTCAACCTGTAAATGCTAATCCTAATCAGCCACAAACCGTGACTGTAAAAGCAACAGAATTAACTCGTCAAACTTTGTTTCCACCTCACGATATCCCTGAGGCAGAAAGACAAGCGACCGATACTAATGCTCAATTATATGAAGAAGGAGGAAGACCATTGCCTCAAAATGTTGAAACAGAGGAACAGAAAAAAGCTCGAGAAGAGCAGGAAAAGAAGAGGCTAGAAGAAGAGAAAAAGAAAAAAGAAGAGCATAAGAAGTAATGCCTGGTCCTGATCGACAACCCGATCCAACCAAGGATATTCCTGAAGATATCCAGAAAGCGTTACAATTCCTTGTCTCAAAGTACGAGAGGGAGGATGGATGGGTTCGCAAGCAGCAAATCAAACTCTGGAAGAAGAACTGTGAGTTCTGGCATGGGATTCAGTACATATTCTGGAGTGAGAGTAGACAAGATTGGTTACTTCCTGTGGAAACGAGGTGGTTTCAAGAAGATGAAGGAAGAGAAGGAGTCGAGGGACCATTCTACGATTTCGTCATCAATATCTTTCGTGCACACGGAGAATCGATTATTTCTGCTCTTGCTGCACAAGTCCCCGCAGTTCGCTTTCCTCCAGATGATGCTGAGGATGATGATGACCTACTTACGAGCAAGACGTATTCGAAAATTGCAGACCTCATCGCGAGACATAACAATGTAAAGAATTTAATGCTGCAATCGCTCTTGATAATGTGGAATCAAGGAAATGTTTACTGGTATCACGCGCCGAAATCTGATAAAACTTTTGGGATTACCCATATTGAGAACTATAAAAAGGTCCTCACCTGTCCCAATTGTGCACAACAAACCCCGGTTGACGATGAGGAAGATCTCATCCCAGGGATTAAGCAGTGCCCCAACTGTGGAAGTCCCTTGGAACCTACCACGGTGCTCGACAGTATACAAGAATCCCCAAAAAGTAGGGTGCTCATCGAACCTTACGGAGGATTGCACGTTAAAACTGGTTTTTGGGCAAGGGATTTACGGGACTCCAGCTATCTTATCTTGCAGCATGATAGACCAAAGCCTTTGATGAAGTCAATTTATCCGTGGATTGCAGATAAAATCGATATGACTGAGTCAGATATGCACATGTATGAAAGAATGGGAAGGACTCCATCAAGCTTTACGAGTTTCAATCGTGCTGACGATAATATGGATCTTGTCACCCATAGGCAGGTCTGGATTAGGTCGTGGGCTTACGAAGGTCTGCCAAATGATATGGAGGATGTCAAAAAGAAGCTCTACAAAAGGTATCCGAATGGTGTATACGTCGCGGAAGTAGGTAAGGTCTTTGCTGATGCACAAGATCAAGACATGGATAAATACTGGTCTTTTAGTAAGACAGGCTTGTCGGATTACCTGCATTCTGATGCTTTAGGGCAGCCATTGATTCCTATCCAAGAGTTGAGGAACATCAATGTTAATCTCACTGCTGAGACGGTTGAGCAGAGTATTGGTAGTTTTTTCGCTGATCCTGATGTGCTCAATTTTGGAGTATATGCGAAGCACGAAGCAAGACCTGGTTATATCTATCCTGCAAGGCCACGACCAGGGCAAGCATTGGACCAGTCCTTCTTTGAGACAGGTCGAGCAACTTTAAGCAACGAGGTTGTTACGTTTGGACAACAATTGGACAAGGATGGGCAGTTCGTAGTCGGGGATTATCCCTCGTTGTATGGAGGGCCGGGTGAAGTTGCATCGAGAACTTTAGGGGAATACCAACAATCTCGAGTACAAGCTCTTCAACGGCTCTCCATTGTTTGGACATTGTTCGTTCAAGCATGGGCAAAGCTCATGGAGAAATGCGTACATCTATATGTCGAAAATCTTATTGAAGACGAACGTTTCACAGCTCCAGACCCCAACAAAAAAGATAGTTACGTTAACGTTTGGATCAGGAAATCAGATCTTACAGGTCACGTTGGTGAAGTCGAGCCAGAAGGTGCTGACTCTTTCCCAATGAGCATCCCTCAGAAGCAGGGATTATTCTTCAGATTACTCGAATTGAATAACCAATTTGTAAATGCCGCACTCTTTGATCCCGAAAATCGTCGTACTATTTCTGATTTGGTCGGCTTTACCGATCTTTTTATGCCTGGTGAGGACCAACAGGCTAAACAAGCGGCAGAAATTGGTGATATGCTTCGTGGCATCCCTGTTAACATTGATCCTCTTGTTGACGACGCTACAATTCATATAGATTCCTGTCGGAATTTCCTTGCATCTGAGAAAGGACTAGAGTTAAAGAAAACTAATCCTCAGGCTTATCAGATAATAGAGCAACATTTGCAACAACATTTGCAGAGTGCTACAAAAGCTAAAGAGGATGAGGATAAGAAGCTTGGGGAGCAATACATCAATATCAAGCAAAACGAGCAGATAAGAAGGGCGGCGATTAGAAGTATGATGCCTCCCGCACCGCGGCAGCCTCGAGGACCAACGGTTAGCCCTGGTACTAATGGTCAACAACGATGAAATTCCATCTAATATCGGCTTGTGGAGAAGGTGGGGGATTACTTGAAAGAATCCAAAGAGAAGGCAACGACTGCACCATTGACATACTCGATAAGGACTATTCCCCTGCTTTCGACGGTATCCTTAAAAAGGCTAGGGATGTACCAGAAGAGTCCATCATTCTTTTCGACACTTCTGGAATGGGTAAAAGAGCGGACGAACTTAAGAAACTTGGATTCAAGGTCTTTGGTGGTTCTGTATTCGCGGATTCACTTGAAGAAGACAGGGACTTTGGTCTTAAGTACATGGAAAGTCATGGGATTCAAATACCTGACACGAAAATGTTCCACACATTCGTGGAGGCTATTGATTGGGTAGAGTCTAGAAAAGGAGATGATACTTACGTCTTTAAACCTAACGGGGAGCATCTCCCGTGCAAGCTGACGTATGCAGCAGAAGATAAAGATGATCTTATATCATATCTCCGATTCGTCCAAAGACACTTCTCGGGTGACATTGATGATTTTGTACTCCAGACCTTCGTGGAAGGACCAATCCTCAGTACAGAATTCTGGTGCGGCCCCCGCGGTTTCATCCGACCTGCGAATCACACCGTTGAAGTCAAAAAATTCCTTACTGGCGATCTTGGACCGTCAACGGGCTGTCAGGGAAATCTTGTATGGGTGGCAGAGGACGATGAAGTTGTTGAGTTATTGGAGGGAATCGAAGGAGATCTCGTCAAAGAAAACTACGTTGGTCCTATAGATTTGAATGCGATTCTAAGTGAGAAGGGGGTAAAGGGCTTAGAATGGACTCCAAGATTCGGATTGGATGCTATGCCTACCTTGCTACAACTACTCGATGGAGAAGTTGGGAAGATTATCGCAGACATTGTGAACGGTCAGACCAAGAGTATGGAATTGCACGATGCAATAGCCGCTGGTATTCGAGTCTCAATTCCTCCGTATCCAATCGAGCCAACGAAGGACGTAAAGAAGGTCTTATCAGAATCTCCTAATGTGGGAGTTCCGATTAGAGGTCTTGAGGATGCAAGTCCATACTATTATGAGGTTATGATGGAGGATGGTCAGTTGGTTCATTCTCCTGGAACCGGAGTTATCGCTGTTGTAACCGAATGCGCTGAAGAGTCTGAGGATGCTCTGAGTTATCTATGTGATATATTAGATAAAGCTACAATCCCCGATAAACAATACCGCACAGATTTGGGTGATATTCTCCCTGAAATGTGCAAGGAAGCCTGTGAGGCACTTTATGCTCATGCGTAACTTTCCATTGATGGCAGCAGAGGACGGAGTATCAGGTTCCTCGACGTCAGTTAGTGCAGATCTTCAAGAATTAAATAACGAGCCAGAAGTTGACGAGGTAGAACCTGAACTATCGGAGGATGAGGAAGAGCCTCAAGAGGATGAGGATCAGGAACCAGAACCGGAGCCTGAAGAGGAAGAGCCAGTCCCAACACTTCATCCCTTTGAACGACCGTCCCTCAAAGCTATCAATGAAGCGTATCCTGATTTCTTCAAGAAGTTTCCCTCAATGCGAGATATGTATTTTCGCGAGGCGGAATACTCGAAGTTATATCCGACAATTGAAGATGCGCGTGAAGCTAATGAAAACAATACGGCATTCCAAAACATTAGGGAAGATATTTTCCATGGTGACGGTGGTAAATTCATAACTGCCATCAATACCGTTGACTCTAAAGGTTTAGAGAGGTTTGCGGGAAATTTCCTCGCAACACTCACTAAAACTAATATGAATGCCTTCTGGAAAGCGGCGAATCCTTTGATTGAAGATGTAGCGAAAAACATGTACAACAAAGGTAGGATGGAAGGCGATGAGAACATTAAGAACGCCGCTCTCCATCTAAGCAATTTCTTCTTTGGGAGGACAGACATTGCGGAAGGAAAAGGGTCGGTCATCACCAAGGAAGATCCAGAGAATGAAGTCTCAAAGGAAAAGAGGGAGTGGGAAGAAACAAAACACAACGAATTCCGTCGGAATGTTGAGAACGATCTTCGCCAACAACTCGTTGACGTCATCACGGGGCACGACGAAAGGACGGGAAAAACTAAACTTGATCCAGACGGAATCCTTTCTCCTTTCATACAACAAACGATCATAGATCGTGTGATTCAAGATATCGGCAATACTTTAGCAGCAGATCAAGCACACATGCGGTATATGGACTCCTTATGGAGTCGTGCAAAATCCAATGGTAGGACAGACACCGACAAGTCTAGACTCATATCCGCGTTCCTAGCACGCGCACGGTCGCTGGCTCCATCATTACGGAGTAAATACGTCTCTGAAGCAACTGGTAAAAGAGTCAGAGACGTAAACCAGAGGCGGGAAAAAGCTGTAAGCGTTCAGAGTAGGACTCCAGATGTTGGGCGATCATCGTCTAATGGAAGAGGTTCTGGCAGAATTGATTATCGCAAAACATCGGATTACGACATTTTGAGCGATAACATCACTTATAAGCACTAGGAGAGTCTAGATGGCGGGTAATGAGGCACAAGTTCTGGGTACTGAACTTGAGAGAGTTCTACCCAAAGTCCCAGCTTTATTTGATAGGGATGATGTATTCTATGCCACTATTGAAAAGCGACCTGTTGAAGTCATATCTTCCAGAGACATGCGAATCCCTCTTGAAATGCGACCCAACGGGAATACAGGTTACTATAACCCCGATGGCGGAGACATGGGTCGTGGTGATATCAGCGACTTTGACAAGGCCATCATCAATTCTGTACATCTCGTGCACAGAGTGGAGATGACGGCAAAAACTGTCTGGTCAACAGATAACACCCGCAAGGCCGTTATCAACGCCTTCCGACATAGTTTGGCTGTCGAAATGAAGCAGTTTCGTAGAGATGTTGACAGTCAAGCTATGACGGATGGTACTGGTACAATGGCTACCATTACAACGGTGAGTAGAGCCACAGATACAAATCCACCAGTAATGGGTGCTGTTCGTCTAACATTTACGACAGATGGATTTAGGGCGCGTTTGTTGCGACCCAAACAACTTATCAACATCTTCAATTCAACATTGACAACCTGCAAAACTTTAGCGGGAGAGCCTCAAATCGTTTATTACGATCTTGCACAGAACACGATTGAAATAAACGCTGACGTTGCTGGGATCGTTCCTGGAGATCTAATTGTAGCAGATGGTCTACAAATGATTCCTCCTGTCGGCTTATTGGGAGTTAAGTACCATGACTCAAATGCTTCCGTCGGAACGTGGCTTGGATTTAATCGAGCTGTTAACCCAGAAATACGCGCTAACGCGGTCAATGCGAATGGAGTTGCGCTTACATTACCCCTCCCTCGCTTGGCAATTAATAAAATTGGGGATCGTATCGGAATCAATCATGATTCCCGTCTAACAGCCTGGATGCACAAGGCTCAAGAAGCTGCATACGAGGAGCTTGGATTTAATGTCATCAGAATCGACAAAGAAGCCCGTGAACAGGGTTTGGACATGTACTTTAACGATAACATGCGGATGGCAGGAGCGCCCGTCAGATGCCATTATAGCTGGGATCGAACAAGGATTGACTTCATTGACGAAACAGTTTGGGGAAGAGCTGAACTCCGTACTCCAGGATTTTATCAAAACCCAGATAATAACCAACGAGTCTGGGAATTACGTGGGCCAAGCGGTGGAGTTGCGGCGGGTTGGATCTTCTACATCGTAGCTAGTTTCAACATTTTCATGAATCAACCGGCGGGAGCAAGTTACATTTACAACTTAGCAGTGCTCGCAGGTTACTGAGTAGTCCTCTCTGGGTACTTCATTGGCTGCCCGTGGGGTAATTCTTCATGCGATGAAGGGTTACCCCAACTTTTTATGACGGACGTAGAAATAATCAACGGCTGGTTATCGGATACATATAGAACGACGGTAGAGAACTATCCTGTCTACAGAATCGTGTGGTCGGAGGATATATTTGAGAACAGACTTGGGACTTATAGAGAGTTTACAGAATCGGGACTCTTCATTAGGGAGGTCACGGAAGTTAGAAAAGTCAGAAAGTACGGTTATATCCATCACAGATGGATATTCGAAATTTGGGCACCAGGCAATCTTACTAGGAATCCTGAGACTCCAGATGCGGCTAGTGGTGATTACATTCCAGTATATGTCTTTGAAAGCGGTTTGGGTATGTATCTTCCGGTTACCCGCAAAGTTGTGGAGTTCCTTATCTCAGCTTTGGAAGGTAAAATTAAGAGAGATCTCGAGCCGACTGAGGAGTACCTTGCAGAGAAGGAGGTCGCGGCGATGGTTGAAAGCTTGGATGACCATCCATCTTATTTCCAAACTAGAGCAGGTCCAGCAAGAAACGCGATATGGTTTAAGGGATTTGATCCCCAGAAAATCGAAGGAGACAAATGAGAACTGAACCCAAAGGCGTGAAGCAGAATTTTGCCCCTCCTGGTACTACACCGGATTTGAGGCCAGTTGCGATGAATAATTGGAAAATGTTTTCTACTTTGGACGACGCCAAAAAAGGTCTTCAGATGATCCACAAGGTGGCTCCAGATGCAGAGATGCAAAATGCTGAAGATGGACTATTTCAGCAGTTTGTATACGATAAACCTGATCCGGACATTCGTGCACGAACCGTTCATGGCAAAGCTGGAAATCTTGCAATATGGGAGTTTCCATCTGACATCTTGGATCGACACGATAACCCTCAAATCTTTATCGATAAGTACCCGAAATCTGATAATCCAATTTTGCAGTGTAGGGCAGTGAGTCCCAATGATGGAGAATTGTACTGGTCATGAGTCTGAATTGTACTGTAGTTTCTTTAGTTCCGACTAGAATTGTTGAGGAAAAACCTGGATTATTTCCGCCAAGATTCATAATCCCTGAGTCTGATGGAATGAACCCACAAATTCTTCTTGTCGGTCCAGCAACACATTTCGTTTATCTCGATGAAGCTAGGGGAATGTTACAGATTAGAGACGCATCGGACGTCGTAGCTAAAGCTATCGTTAATGACTTCTGCACCGCACAGCTTGCAATTAGCGATGATGTTGGTCCAGCTTTGTGGTGGATCGACGAAGAACTAAACTCTTCTCAAGTTCTGATAAAACAGAAAGATATCATTCTCGAGAAGAAACAACGACAGCGCCGTTGGTTTGTTAATCTTGCTAAAATGGCTGATGATGATTGGGCTAGATATCATCAGCATAATGTGATCTCCGACTTTCAGAGGAAGATTGGACATCTTTTGGACTTGAATCCTGATGACCACGAATGGATGACTCCTCTTGCCTTACAGCAGGGTAAGACTAGAGCTTGTCCGTATTGTGGGACGAGTATTGTAATGGGTGCTGTTATCTGCGGCACCTGTGGTCAAATTATCGATCATAAGCGCAAAGCTGAGATTGAGAAGGAGCTTAAAGCAAATGCCAGCGATGGTAACAGTTAATGATTTCCGGTGGCAGTTTATTGCTGGAGATAAATATTGGCTCATCGGTGCTGTTCGATTGAGTGGCGCTTACGTTACCGGAGGAGTCGATGTATCTTTTGAAGATACTCGAGATAGATTTCCATTTCCCTCTAGCCCTCCTGCACCGTTTAACATAAATACCATGTTGCCAGATGGTGCTGGGACCGTAAAAGCGACTCGTCAACCCTGGTTTGCCATATTCATGCCTGGTCCTAATGGAGAACAATTCTCGTTTAGAACCAAGTCTGCTCAATTGGGGCAAGATCCTCCAAATACTGTTGGCACTGCTGGCAGAGAAGATCAAGTGGCAATGAACAACAATGAGAATCTTGCAGGTAATGCCGTTCCAACAGATATCAATGATGGGAAGCTGATGATATTCTCTGGTACAGGACAGCTTGCTGCTGGTACTCAACTAAGCAGTTTTCCTCCAGTTGTTGGACTATTTATATTCCAAGGGATGGAATGATTCAGACGGCAGAATTCGTGTTCGGTCAGGCTCGAATGTTCCTGAATGATAATGCTCAGGTTCCACAGCTTTGGACTGACGATATTCTGCTTCCTATGTTGCAACGAGCACATCAAGAAATGCAAGTTAAGTTGAGGCAGAGCGCCGCGCCTCTCATGAAGGGAACATTTCTCGAGATCATTCCCGCTGGTAACGACTTATTTGCAAACCCTCCCCAGGATATGATACAACCAATTGAGATTTGGTCTGCTGGATTAGGAGGGAATACGTTAAGTAAGCTAACGGAAGTAATGGATATTCCCGAATTGTTTCCTTTTCCTCCAGGAAACATGATCTATTGGAAATGGGATGGTCAACAGGTGATACTCCTCCCGGCAACTATCGATCAACACCTTTGGATGTCCTATTGGCGTAGTTTGCCACTACCATCAGGACCAACAAGTTCAATATCAGCAATTGAAGGTGAACTCTATTTGGCTCCAAGGACGGCAGCGATAGCAGCAGCATCAGTTGGGGAAGAGACAACGAGTGCGGCGGCGGCTGCAAACGCCGACAGCAATATTGCGGCGGTGATCTTGTCGAATAGAGGTAGGTCACCTCAAATGGCAGGAGTCTCAGTTAAGCCATGATGCCAAGAGTTCCAACGGGATTACAACCGTTCCCAACACAAGCGGTTAATTTGCTCAATGATGTCCTTACAAGAGCCAGAACCCATCTTAATGATGACGACGGGAGTAATTGGCCTGATCCTAGGCTTATCCCAAAGGCTCAGCAGGCATTTGAGGAACTCGAAGCAGATCTTATTCTCGCAGGGATTCCGATCATCAATTCTCAGAATACTATCTTCACCGTACCTGCTTACGATATTAATGCTCATGGTGGAGTTCCTTTTGATCTATCTACTTTACCGGCTTATCCTAAAGATATGATAATGCCGATTCAGATGAAAGAACGCGATGTTTGGGAGCAATGGCGTGATTTTGTGGATATGATCGAAACTGATTTTGCCCCAATAACAAGTACGGACTTGAGGTTACGATATTGGACATGGTATCAAGGGAAGATTGTGGTAATGGGATGTTTAAGGGATCGGCAAGTTTTATTACGTTACCAGAGATTCCTCCCCGTACCTGGACTCAATTCAGATTCAATTATTGTGCCGTTGGGCCAATTGCACTTGTCGTACAGAACCGCCGCATTGGCAGCGTTGAGTCAACCAACAATGCGACAGTTGGGAATGGATCTAGACCAGAGAGCTCAGATTAATCTTGATAAAATCGTCAGGATGAATATCAAACAACAACAGAATCTCCCTACGAAACGTAGACCATACCATAGAGGATATGGAAGGAACAGAGTTCTGAGGGATTTCTAGTGTGGAGAGAATGGAAATATAGAATCATTGAGATCGTAGTAATATTGATTGGAGTTTGGCTCGAAATTAAATATGTATCTCACTGAGTATCAGCGGCTTTCAATAGACAATTTCATGGGATTGTGGAATCGAAATAGCTTTGACGATATTCCAGTCGACCATGCCTCTGATGCTCATAATGTGGCTTTCACGAGAAAGAGGGAGGTTATAACTCGAAGGGCCGCAAGTTTAGGAAGATTTACGAATCCTGGACCAGTTATGAGACAATTCATTGCTGAGTTCAACAATAATGATCCTGTTCCCATACATTGCGATGGTCAAGGCAATATATGGAGGGATGACGAGGGTGGAGCAATTCTGAGTATTCCAGGAATGATTGATGCTGATTTCTTGAATTTTGGAAACCATCTTTATATTGCTCCTATGGTATCTCCTGGATTTCCTCTTCCGAAGATATACGTTTGGGTTGATCCTCGTACAACCGTACCAGTACCCGCTGCTGGCCCTCCTCCTGGGGTAATGGGAGTTAGAGCAATTAGTACTGCCGGAATTACTGGTCCTGGATGGTATGGAATTGCGGTTAGTTTTGTTTCTGCAACGGGGTATGTTACGTCTCCAAATATAGACCCAGCCACAGTTACAACTCAAGATCCAGCAGGAGGATGGCAGACTTTACTTGTTGGGGTGTTACCAGATCCTAATGTTCCTGGGGATCTAGGTCACCCTGGAGAAATCATAGTCGAAAGTTTACCTCCATTACCTCCTGGATTCACGAGTTATATAATTTGGGTTACAAAGGCTAATCAAGATGTTCCCGGACAGCCTGGATCTGGACAAGATTTGGCTCGAAAGGATGCACTTTTTCAATGGATTGAGGTACGACCCGATCAGTTTAGTTTTCCATTCGTGATAGATTTCTTTGATACACAACTTGTGATTCCTGCGAGTAATCTCCCGGGGAATGGAAACATTCTGAACAATCTGCCAGTTTTACCGGGAGGGTTTGGTCTAGGGGGAGTTGCATTACAGAAGTATCATAACAGAATGGTCATTCTTGCGACAGAAGTTACAATGGATGAAGATGGTACTGTTCATACTTTCAAGGATGATAGAGTTTGGATATCCAACGCAGGTGCTCCTGAGAACTTTGACCAAGTTACAGGATATGTACGGGTTCAAGCCGAATTCGATGGAAATAAAACAAGGACAGGATTTGAGCTTTTTGGTGTGTTTTACATCTGTAAAGCTATAGGAACTTTCTCGACGACAGATAATGGATCTGAACCAAACGACCCAACTAATCCTTGGATCGTTAACATGATCGATGGAGGAATAGGTAGTTGGCATCATGGAGTTGGTACTATATCGGGATCACAATCGGCCCTATCATTTAATTCTACAGCTTTCCTGGCGAATCGGAACGGATTGTTTCTTTTTAATGGTAACGTCCTTAGGCCTGAACTGAGTTGGAAGATTCGTGGTATCTGGGATCGAATTGGTCACGGGAGTGATCTCGAACCTAAAATTCGAGTTGCTGTTGATATCTATCAGGATATGCTTTATGTGATGCTTCCTGTGCCGCCAAGTGATCCAGCGTATCCCTATATCTTATTAATGGCAGATTACTCATTAGGGTTAGATAATCAGAACATTCGTTGGTCAACGATAAACTTTCCATTTCCAGTATTCGATATCATGATGGGATATTACACAGGAGATGTAACTCAGCCTGATGATTACTTTTTGAGACTTGGATCTGATGGATCGATATTCAGATTGGATGGTAGCACTCTTGCAGACTTTGTTACACATCCTATTGATAGTTATTATCAACCTGGACCAGCAATGGTTGGTGACTTAGGATCGGTGAATAACTTCAGATTCATTAGATATAGAGGATCAGGTGCTGGTACCTTGACAACTCTACTTACAGATCAGGGTGGTACGACTCCATTTGAGCCTGCAGCTTCCGTAACGTTGCTACCGTTTCCTGGGAATTTCAAGGATCAGGGAATCCAGATCAATTACATGAATGAAAAATTGGCATTTCGATTTGGAACAAATGGGATAAACGATCATTTCCGAATCGCACGAGTTGACGTTTTTGCCAAACAGAGGTGGCCCACGAGACCAAATGGCTAGTGCTAAAACTACAAGTACTCGCACATCGAGCACAACAGTTAGTGACCTTGCCCGAAAAAGAGGGATCAATGATCTAGTAAGCCATATTGCTAAATCTGATAACCATCTTTGGCAAGCTCTGCAAAGCTTACAAGAGCAATCGAATCATCTTGTACAGAATGTAATGGATTTATCTAATGCAACGGTAGCATTGGGAGCTGCACAAACTCCTACTGTGACTCCAGCAGTTCCGGGCACTGGAGGCTCTCCTGGAGGATCTTCAAGTTCTGGTGCAGGAACCGGAGGGACTCCAGGTGGAGGGAGTTCTGGAGGAATCACCGGTGGTATTGTTCCTCCAGGAACCGGAGCAGAGCCACCTCTATTAGCTAATTTCATCTTATTAAACCCAACTTCACACCGTAACCCCAATGGAATTATAAGCTACGATGCAGATGTTCAATGGAACAATCCAGGTGCTCCTGGATCTGATTTCAATCTGGGCGGCGCGCAAATTTGGGTTGTGTCTACTAATGATCCAAACTTTGCTCCTCCCATTCTAGTTGGAGCGGCGGCATATAATCATGTGCTTGGATCTGCACAAGGTACACACATAACTCAACAAATTGGACCTCCGCAAGGAGGTACTTGGGTAGTTGCCTGTATACCTATAAATAATGTTGGGCAAAGATTACGAGAGCCCGATACCTACCCCAGCGCCGATTTTACCGATGTTATTCAGACGAGGACGTGGGATCTAGTCCCACCAGGATAAATATGGAAAAAACAATTACATTCAGTCGTAGTGAGATGATGCAGCTTCAGCAACTTGAAATGGAGCGGCAACAACTTCTCGCACAGATTGGCGAAATAATGCTCAATCTGGAATCCGCTCGAAAAAGTCTTGATACTTGTAATGAAAAGAGAAATCAATTCGTTCGAGGAATAATTTTGAATAATGGCATTGGTCAATTTAAATCAGTACGACCGACGGAGAATGGAATGGTCGTTATCATTCCTGATGAAGAACCAGAGCCTCAAATCGCAAAAGTTAACGGGGGAATAGATGCCCACGAGAAAAGTGCAAGTTGAGTGGACTGGGATTGGTGTCGATCCTAAATACCCCCTAGACGTTGCTGGTGATGTCAACTGTACTGGAACGTTTAGGATAAATGGGACTCCTATCACTGCATTTACTTGGGGAAAAACTAATGTCCTCCCGATTACTAAACCTGGGCAGGTACCTCTAGGACCAATCACTCTATCAAGTGGTAATGGTATATCGTTCGATAAAGAGAAAGATATCCTAACAATTAGCGTCTCGAATGAATGGAGAAGCTTCGGATTTTCGGTATTTGATAAATCCGGTGTAGTCAAATCACGGGCATCTGGACAATACATGGCTCTTGGATCTATATGCTTTGTACAGATGTCTGCCGAAATGAGTCAGGATGTTGAGAGTCCATTTAGAATCACTCTACCTTTGCCAAGTGTTGGAGCGGTGAGACAATCATTGAACGTCTATGCCAATAGGGATGCTCCAATAATTTACAATGTCGGGGTACAACAAGGAAGTTTAAGCTTTGAGACAACCCCTAAGAAATCGGAGGGTGTAGTTTTCTCGATCAATGGACAATATAGGGTATCTTGATAAGAGATCTTAACATAGGCGATTTAGTTCATCTCGAGGGACATGCTCTATTTCCCCTCGCAAATTTGAGTAACAAGCCTATGTTATTTGAGAAGACTATTGAAGATGACAAAGGTTTGATTGGTTCTATCTTCATCAACAAAACTGTTGAGCTATCGGCAATTTTCGATCCACGTGCAAAACGGATAAAGATCGCCGCAATGAAAGATATCGAGGATTTCATAATAAAGAATCTGATACCACGTGGAATTAGAGACGTTCATGCGTTTGTGTGTGATCCAAAGTTTGCTAACTTTTTGGTTGAGCATTTTGGATTTGAGTATGCAATGGGTAGAGCTTTGGTTAGGAGATTTTAGTGGCAAAAGCTCAAACATCGGCCGCAACATCAGGGGCAAAGAGTCTAATAGACCAAGCCAACAAAGAGCTACCTCCCGTAATTCAGGGATTTCAGGACCAGAGAACACAGGATATCCAAACAGCTAATCGGTTATTGGGAGAAGCTGAATCTGGATATCAACAGCAACAAACAACTGGAGGATATGATCCTACTCAGTTAGCTAATCTCAGGACTGAACTTGGTGGGATGGCTCCCACTGGAGGATATGATCCAGAGCAGTTAGCTGCAATCACTGGAGGGTATGGCAACTTTGCTCAAACTGGTGGATTCACTTTACCACAACAACAGACCTACTTAAGACAAGCAACTGCCGGATTGGGTACGACCGAATCAGCACTGGCGAACGCCGCTCGTAGATCCGCCGCAGCGACGGGAGGGGATGCAAGCGCTGCAATTGCTCAAATGCAAGGAGAGTTGGGAGGTCAACAAGCAGAAGCAACCAATACTGCTCTAGCTAATTTGAATGCACAGATCAATGCAAATAAGTTAGCTGGTCTAGGAGGTCTAGGGACAACAGAAGCTAATCTCGCACAGGCTAGACAGGGAGTTGCAGGTCTACAAACTGGATTAGAGGGTGGTGTCGCTCGAGGAGTGCAAGCTGCAAATCAAGGTTTGGCTGGATTATTCAATACAGAAACTGGACAGATTACAGCACAGGGTCAACAGTTATTAGATGCTATGGGTCTCAAGTACTCGACACAGCAAGGAGCGATTAATGCTCTGACTCAACTTAGTAGGAATCCTGGATTGTTTCAGACTGCAATTGGTGATGTTGCACAATTAGGTGGCGCGGCGGTTGGAGCTTATAAGGGACTATATGGGTAGCTATAATCCAGGGCTAGATCCCGCTGGAATCAATCCAGATATAAAATTTCGTCAGATGTTGCAAGCACAACAGCAACAGAATCTGATAAACCAAATAGCTCAGCAGGGACAACAACTGCCTCCGCAAATAGAACCTCCAGGTCCAGTAACTGCACCTCCTGCTGGGACTCCTCAGAATCCAACTGTTGCTGATGTTGCACAAGCTCATGCGGATGTAGGAAATCTCCCCGGAACTATCCCTGGAGCACCAGCTAACGCTCCACCAGGAAGTCCAGCATTACCTCCAACTCCACCTCCGCAAATGGCAGGATCTCAACCCGTTGCTCCTCCGCCGCCCGCGGCGCCTAGTCCACTGGAAGAGTATCAGAATCAGCTTTTACAGAGACAGAAAGCTGTGGATGCGGCGACTGAAAATATAATAAATTATCATCCTTCAGTAGGTAGAAGGATACTTGCTACTACACTTGGAGCCTTTGCTGGAATAGGTGGTCATCCAGAGATGGGCTCAATGATTCGCACCGCTGGAACTCCTCAACAGAAAGCATTAGATCTTGCTCAGAAGAGATTAGAGACGGCGCAACAAGCTTTTGGTACAGTCGCTGAAACTGAGAAGATTAAGGGAGAAGCTCAGAGAACCAAGTACGAAGGTATTAGAGCACAAGCCGAAGCAAACAAAGCCGCATTTGAAATATCCCCAGAAGGATTCCAACAGAAACTCCGATTAGCACAAGCTGCACATGAGAAGTACATGCAGTTTGAAGGTGTCGACGATCAAGGCCAACCTCATTCGGTACTCCTAGATGTTCAAGGAGGACAGATGTTAGATGCGGCCACGATGAAGCCTATAACTCCTGGGCAATATCAAACGATTAAAGATGTTCCCACCGTTAGGCAGGAGATGATTGGTCAACAGGCTGCGGCTAAGACTGAAGGTGCAAAAGAAATTGCACGGATGAGAATCCAGGCGGATATTGATAAGATAGGATTAAAGGGAGACGAAGCAATAAGAGTTGGAAACGCTTTAGAGGCTGGAAAACATGTCGATAGATTGTCTGAAATACAAGCAAGAGGAGCAGAGAATCTCAAGGCTATAGAAGAGAGAGCAAAGAACCCAACTATCCCTGCAACCCTCCGAACGATGGCTGGAAATGCTAAAGTTGCTCTGGATATGATTCCAGATATGGATAAAGAAATTGATTCCTTGGCGGATAGTTTGGGCAAAGCTAAAGGACGATGGAATGATTTCTACGTCAATAAAGTTGGAGGTGATAACGGACCATTTGCCCACTTAGATGAAACCCTGACACTGTTTGCCTCTAGTCTTGCACAAGCTCACTATGGTACTAGAGGTACATCCTTAACTGCACACATGATGCAACAGTTTCGTGAAGCTCAGAGTCCTGAGGATCTTAAACAAAGAATCAAAGCTGCTGAAACCATCTTGAAGGATAGAGCTAGAGTGGGTGGTATACCAGAGCTTCCAGCAGGTGGACCAGGTCCAGTTAAAGCTCCTCCTCAACCTGGTGTAGACCCAACTAATCCGATGAACCTCAAATTCTAATGACTCCATCACCACCCACAGATACTCAGCCTTTAGACTATGTTGGTCTGGGTAAAAAGATAAAGTCTACTTATCCTGACGTTAAGCTTTATCAAGAGCATTCAGACGAAGAAGTAGGTCGTGTCGCTTTAAAGCAATATCCAGACATGGCTCAGCACCTAACTAGTGCTACAGTCCTACCTAAAGAAATTGGGACAAGAGGATTACCAGTCGCCGCTCCCTTAAAGCCGGAGGAAGAATCTGGATTTGGGGAGAGAAGATTACGGGACGTTGCGGCGTCCATTCCTCCTGTATTTGCCGCAACGGCTGCGTATAGGGGGGTGAAAGGAGAGAGTCCATTTGATCCCCGTAGTGGATATGGTAAAGGTGCTCAACAAATACAGGAATCACTCCCAGCATTCTTTAATCCTCGACAGGCAGGAATTCAACGTGGTATTACTGGTCTTATCAAAGGGACCGGAGAAATGCTTACTACTCCTGGGACTGTTGGTTTACTTGGTTCAAGTGTCGGAACCGCGGCAGCTAAAGGATTACCAGCAGCAGGTAGACATCTAGCAGAGACTGGAGTCATTGGTGGTACAGCAATGGGTCTTGAGTCTGGAGCCGCCAAGTTAGCTAAAAGATTTGGCGCGGGTCCGGAAACTCAAGAGATGGTTGGAACAATGGCAGGCGCACTCCCCATTGCGACATTAGGATTTAAACCAGAGTGGGCTCTCAAGCCTGCTGGCATGGCAGTGAGAGGAGCGGGAAAGGTTCTAGGGAGTACTCCCGTAAGAGCGGCGGCTGGTCTTGGAATTGGGGAACTTCTCAGTAGCCAATTTGGAATCCCAAGAGTTGTTAGCGATCCTGTTATATCGGCTCTTGGTATGTTGTCCAAGAAGGATCTTAGGAAAGCAGCGTCAGAGAAAGCTATTGAGTTCATTGGAAAAGCTGGGAGATCCTTTAGAGGAGAGCCAGTAGAAGCCCCTGTTGCGAGACCGAATGCTCCTGGTGCTAAACCGTCAATTGAGAGGGGAAGACCTGGTCCTGTGTCTCCCCCTGGAGAGAAGCCTAAAAGTAACTATTCTGGTATCCTAGATACTATAGACGAGCAATTAAGGGAAAAGAGGCGAGCAGAAGGAACCTTTACTGGTCCAGCAGCTCCAACTGCAGCTGCACCTTCAGTACCAGGGGCTCAAGCTCCTCCGTCTCCACAGATGGCTCTTCCATTTGAGGGTGCTCCTCCATTACCAAGAGATCCAGAACAAATGAGACTCTTTGCAGAACCACGTAAGCCATTAGGAGAAGAACAACTCACTGAAACTCAACAAACTCAGAGAACAGCTAAGGCGAATAAGCTAGCTCGATACGCGGCGATTCATATGCCGGAGTTGACTGAGCGAGAAATAAAAGCAAAAGCTGAGATCCGTGAGTGGAGGAAAGCACTTGGTCAGGCCGCGGGAGTTAAATACATCCCATCCAAGGATACAATCCTCCACATGATTCCTACCTTCGTCGCTCATAAGAAAAAGATAACCGAAATGCTTGGTGAGGCGACGAAGGAATTTTCGGACAAGAGTCCTGACGTCGTCATGCAACCTTTCAAGTCTTCGGAAGAAGGTCGCCAGTAGACGCTTTCAGTAATTCCTCTGCAAACCTCTTTAAGTCTTCTCTCTTGTAGAAGACTAGAGAAACCCAGAATCTTCCGGAGATTCCAGGTTCGGCTATGCGGACCTTAACACGATCTCTTGTTGACATATCGTCAATGATTTTTGGGTCTACAATTTCGATAAACATTTCGTCAATTAGATCCTCCTGCGAATTTAACGAACGCATCATAAAACTCTGCATATGCCTCCTTTGACATTTTGTACATTATGTCCTTTCCTTTTCGATATGGCTGTGTGATTCCTCGTGATTGTTGAAGACTTTCGATCGCTCTATCTAGTATTATTGAATCGATCCCATCGGGATGAAGCTTGGATAGGAGCTTGGCTCGTGATATCGTCTGATCGGGTGCATTTGCAAGAGCCTTTAGCACTGCCTTTATTGGTCCTGACACGTCTCCATTAGAACTGGTTAGCATCATTATGTTTATTGCCGACATACACTCCTCACATTTGCGGATGGCTAAGGATACATCCTCAGCTTCCAAATTCAAATCATCCTTTCTGGCCAGACTTATAAGCATGGCCGCCTTTAGAACTGAGTCTCCTAACCTACTTAGAGTCCCAGTTCTATCATCAATATTTGCTGTACTAATCTTATTGTACCACGGTTCATACAGATCCGCGGCCTCTTTTGTCCACTTAAATTCCCCAGTGATTGTAGATATTTTAAGTAATCTCAAGGTTAACTCATGTGTGTTTAACTTATTCTTTGGCGCGTAAATTAATGGATTAATAAGCCTTGGTCCCTTCTCGTAAACTATAAACGTTCGTGCAATAAATCCACCTTCAACATCCTTTTGCTTTACCATTGCATCGAATAAGGTTTCATTCGACGCCACCAACAATGTCAAGCACGGGCTTTTTAACTCTTCAATGGGTGAAGATTTAAGCCTCTTCGTCCAACCTTTCTCATGCTCGTGAGTATTGTACAAAGCGGTAAGATATGTTAGAGCTTTCGGATCTTCCGTTAAAAACGATTCGAATTCGTCCGAAACCATTATACCTTGTGCCTCCTTGATCGGAGGTCTGCCTTCGTAAGTCCTCATCTGTGATAACTCTTGAGTCAACCCTTGGATAGAGTTGCAACCTGAAATCACTCTGCAAAGCCCTATATCTTCTAAAATCGATTTGCATATGCTAATTGGTACACCCTTTCTAGCTCCTGATCTTGATGAGACTAGCGCTACATAGATATTCGGATACAGCTTATAGTAATGTTTGTCGAGCCATATGTTCTTCCTCGCTATAGCCGCTATCGTTGCTAACCCTGACCACCAGAAGTACCTCTCAGGAGCTTCGTTCTCTTCTGTCGATTTAACTAACAGATCGAGCCAGCTCAATAGAGCCTCCTATATCTTCTTCATACTCTCCCAATTCTCTCCGGTTTTGATTTCGCACGGTATCGATAGGACGCCGCGTGGTAAAGAACAATTCGCGAAATCAATTGGGGATTCCATTTCCTCCTTGATTATTGGAATTGCTTTATCCAAATCTCCGACTGGAATTTGAGCCAAGAAACTATCGTGACATTCTGCTAGGATTTGAATTGTCGGAATTCGCCGCTCTATCTGCATCGCAGCTTTCTTAGTCTGATCCGATACTGTGCTTTGTGGAATTTGGGCATATGCCTCTTTGAATAATTCGTCTCCCCATTTATTGAGAAACATTCGTTGACGACCATTTGGGCTTGTTAACGTTCGCGTTCCAGATAACGCATCCTGAATTTCTTTATGGAATACCCCTCTGATATTAGGATTCGTCTTATGGACTGCATCCAGAATTTGCGCGGCGCGCCATTCGGGCATCCGACCTTGGATGGCTGCTTCGCCTTTCCCCATTGCATAATTGCAAGCGTGACGAAATTTCTTTCCCATCTGTCGTTGTTCTTCATTAATGTGATACCTCATGTACTCATTGATCTCGTCAGCTAATGCTTTATCGCAAAACTCATCATCTGCACTCCAGAATAAATTCAATTGCTCTACGGGACTGTTCCCAAGGATTTGGGTGGCCGTGAACCTATGGATATCAATGTTGTATCGGAATGCTTTAAGAAGTCGAAGATCATTTGCAAGAATTGCAACCACTCTTGCTTCCGCTCCGCTAAGATCTGGTTCGACGAATATGTATCCAGGATCGGGTATAAACATTCGTCTAAGATCTGATCCGACGTCCCCATGTTTTGTAACTGTTTGGAGAGCCAACCCCATTGGTCGCGTGGTAACCGGAGGCTTAAGTACACTGGTCGAAGTTCGTCCCGTTTCCAAGATAATGCGATATCCAGTAAGCAGTCGTCCTCTATAGTCAACTTCAGTGTCAATGTAGGTTCCAATAGTTTTCCGTACCTTTCTAATCTCGAGGATTAACTCAAGAATTCTTTTCTTCTTTGGATCTTTGACTACGTTCCTTAGTAGTCCATCAATGCTCTTTTCGTCAGTCCCCTTCCTGATTGGTAACTTCATCCCGACATAGATCAACAATGGAACATCACCTCTAGATCCATTGCTGTTAACGTTGACTGGCTTTTCCATATATTCTACCGTCAACTCATTCAATTCCTTCTGTAGTTCTTCCCATTGCATTTGATACTTTTCATGCAGAAAATGCATGGCAAAATTATCTCTGAGGATTCCCCTGTCTTCGATCCTGCTGTAGAACGGGTGTAAGGGCATCTGAATCTCAAAAAAGAACTTCGTGAGATTTCTCTCTTCAAGTTCCTGTAAGCATTTCTCGTATACTTCAAATGTAACCGCCGCATCCTTTGCGTTGTACAACAACAACCGATCAAACTTATCTTTCTTCGGGTTGTATTCTTTTCCCTCATCTTTATAGTATGGCTCCTCTGTCAGGACTGAAGTTGAAAACTGCAATGAGCCTGGTAATTCGGGATACAAGACTCTAAAGGCGAGTAAAGTATCAAAGTAAAAGCCGCGAGTGACAATGCCAAAATTGCAAGTACCATTAAGACAAGTAGCCAATTGCTTCTCATCAAACTTAAAATTCTGACCAATTTTCCTAACATTTGGATTCGCCATTAATGCTGATACTTGTTGCCAACAATCTACGAGATCCAGATTCGTCATTCCTGAATTCATAGGCTTGTTGAGTAATGGAATGGACATTGCATTCTCCTTATCGAATGCGAGTCCAATGCAAATTGGCATCGTTCTGAAGGTCTCTATATCAACGGATACTAGATCCCTATCTTTGTTGCTGTCGAGGAACCTATACAGCATTTGGGCATTCCTACAGACCATTAAGTTCCTCTGAGGCAGCCGAAGTTCAGGGAATTTTGTCTGTTCAACTGCGCGCTCTGCATCCCATTTTATATATGTGAGATCCTTCCAAGACCTCATCTTACCGTCTTGCTCACCATGTAATATACTCGCTGGGTGCAGAGTAGCGACAACCTTAAAAGGGCCAAAGTTGCACGGAAGAATCGAGCCCCTATATTTCTCGATTCCACGATGTCCAGTAAGAGCCTCAAGAGCCGTATTGCCAAATGCCAATACGCAATTTGGACTGATAGCACGAACTTCTTCATATAGTTGAGGTAGAAAATCTGCAATCGTTTTGCCATAGAGTTGTAGATCCTTAATCTTATTGTTCGGAGGTCGTATCTTAACAACATTCGTGACATAGACTCTCTGCCTTGGCATCCCCGCGGACTCGAGAATACTGTCGACAAGCTTTCCACTTGGACCAACGAATGGGCGGCCCATCCTTTCTTCGTCCGCTCCTGGAGCTTCCCCGACGGCGACAAGGCTCGCCGACGATGGTCCCTCTCCACCAACGTAAGTCATTTATGGTAATCCTTTCAGTATCTTGATGAGCCAGCCTCTTGCTGCTTTCAGTTGTCCTAATGCCGAACTAAGGCCGCTCTTAATCGTATTATCCTCCTCAACCGCCGCGGCGAATTCGATCTCAGCGATGATCTCATTCGTCCTTTCAATGTCTTTTATCAACCTATCTTTGTAGATCATGCCATTTGTCATAGCATCTTTATCCTTGCGTACCAATTCGTCACTTTGGGATCGGCGATGTACTCCAAGATCGCCTCATCGGCTAATTGATGGGCGCGCTCCGGATCTTCAAGGTGTGTCTTGTATATTTCCTTCAACATCTGTTTCAATTCATCTAGGGTCATCGAGCCGCCTTTTGATCTGCTCATAGTATGGATAGTCCTTTTCGATTAGAATGTACCTTCTATCTATTTCCTTGCATGCAAGTCCTGTAACTCCTGAACCCGCAAATGGATCAACGACTTTAGCTCCTTGGTAACAAGCTCTGGTAATCAAGGTCTTCATCAACTCAACTGGTTTCTCATGTGGATGTTTCAATCTGGAAACGTGTACGTTATCGTATACCAGTACTGAACTGAACTCTACCCCGGCCGTCAAGCTAGCCTTGCCTTTCGATGCTAATAGGATAGGCTCATAATCTCGAGCCGTCTGCCAGCTTAATCTACCGTGAGTTAGGTTCTTTGGCTTGTGCCAGATTATAGGGTACTCCTGGACTTGGAATCCGATGTTCGTTAACTCCTTGACATAGAACGTAAAGTCAGGAGTGCTAGTAATTACATACATTATCGATGGGTTTTTTAATACACGGAACAACTCTTTGAAGATTGGCAACAGAGGCTCTTGGGGCACTTGTTGATCTCGCCATGAAGACCACGGAGGATCTGTTAGGCAAAGATCAAAAGACTCGGCAGGGAAATGCTTTAGGATCTCTGCTGAATCTCCGTTGAGGACTTGATCCATCTCTATACTTGCAGGCCGTAATGCTTCAAGCTCTGAATACATACGGTTTTCAGCTAGCCTAATGAGCCTCAACGCTGTCGTTTTATCCTGTACATTCTTCAGTTCAGGATTTATCAATAGAGCATCGGCGAGCTTCAAATCTTGGGATAGTCCCCCATACGAGATCCCCAATTCCTTTGCTGTCATTTCCTTGGTCCAGCCTGGATTATTACTCCAGTCTCGACCCATGCGCTTCTCGCCATGCTCCTCAATTCTCATGTCGTGAAGCTCTTTCTCCAAGACTACCTGTTCATGCCATGCTAAGTTCTCTCGCCTGAGATTCTCATGCAACGATATCTCATGTGCATTCGTTGCTGAACTTGGAAGGATCTCATGGACCTCAATTTCCTTCTTGCCCAATTCTCGTATCGCCAAAAACCTCTGTTTACCGACAACGATCTTATACGGTGGATGGTCTCCTTGCACCATGATTGGATGCATCAAACCATGCGTTAGGATGGACTCTTTAAGCTTCTCGAATCCATCCTTTTTAGCTACGTACGGATCTGAGATCTCATCAATTCTGACTTCCATTAAAGTTTGTGCGCGTCGGTGGTTCCTTCTCCAGCCACCTGGAAGAATCGCCCCATTCCCCGGACTTCCCAAAGACGATAAGGGAACCCATTTAAGGGAGGAAACGAAACGAACGAGGATTTAATTGGTGTTGACAAGACACCACATCCGATATTTCATTCGCGCGCACATCCTCCTTTCTAGGCGGTTACCGCCTGTCTAGATGCAGGTCTCCAATCGGAGACCGTGTTCCACTGCCGTTGCAAGTCGTACTGGCAATACGCGTCGACCTGCTTACCTACCAACTTGTCCAGATCGTAGTCCTGCGCCAGGTCGATCTGATGATCCTTCGTGAAGCACTCTACGAACTTCGAGAACAACCGCATCCCGATGTCCTTCTGGCTGAACCAGTTCTTGATTACCACTCCCTCGTCAGGACCACCAGTGACGACTACGGTAACAACGAAGTTGACTGAGGTGGGATCGTTCTTCCCAGACTCCTCAGTAATCGATTGCACCGTGACGCCTCTCCACCCGGCCGCCAATTGCTTGCGACCAAGCAAATGCTCTTTGGTAAATTTAACTCTTGGCATTAACTTCTCCTTTAAGTAAGTTAAGTTAGTTTGTTTATCTTTGTCCGCAGACCGCTGCGTCCGTAAAATCCGTGCGATTGCCCAACTGCCGACGAAACTAGAACCCCGATTCATTTGCAATCGCCATTGCCTCCATTGCTTCATACGAGAACAGTTTATCGTAGAACGAGCAGTCCGTGAAGTCTATTCTTGGAGGAAAACGAAACGAGCTTTTAGCAATGATGTCCGCGACGGGAGTTGTATAGCACATTCTCCTAACCGGATCATCGATGTGTTGACCTGGCTCCCATCCAAACAAAAGAACGTTGTCTACCTCTGTTGGTAGTATTGCCGCTGGCTTTCGTCCTTCTGCTAGTATCGGCCGTCCAGTGACCTTTTCTTTCGGCTCCTTTCCACTATAGTTGATGGGCTCATACTGGATATTGTGTGCCGTGATGATGACATGAGCCTTGTATCTAATGTGGATTGTTTTCATGTCATCAATGAAGTGTCCAATGTAGTGGTTCTCACCAAAGTAGTAGTCAATCCCTACCTTCTCTCCTGCCTTTGTCGAGAACTTCTTTAGGATCTTTGCACCTTCCTCAGACTTAATGGTGGACATTGTGTTGAAGCAGAGCTTGCCGAGGCCCGTAAAGGAATCGACAATGATCGTTTTATACGGACAGTCGACCTTAAGCCGTTGAACCACCTCATCAAGCTCAAAGACATTCTCGAAAGTATCGTACTTAATATCTTTCTCCGGAAAGTGTTTCCGTGCGATCGACGGCATTTTCCTGTCAAGATCAAGGAGATAAGGCTCTGGAAAAGAAAGAGCCGCAACGCTCTTCCCAACTCCTGAGTCACCCCTGAAGACCGCGAGTAGCGCATGATTGTCGTCCTCTTCTAACGTGCTTTTAGGCATTCGTGTCTTACTCCTGTTCTCTCATACATCCAATACTTTGGTGCGCGCAAACAAATCCAGCAGAGGTGTCCCTGCCAAAAGACAGTGTTGCACGTATCACAAACGAACTTGGTAGACTCTGATGTGGTGGGGTTTCCACAGATGTAACACTCATACTCCTTGAGGATTCTATCAATTGCTTTCTCGAGAGTTTCAACCATTGTTCCTCCTCCACATTCTCAATCTTGCAAGCAGGTACAGCACGACTAAAACCGCCGCGCCAAACCATACCGCCTGTGCATAAAACCAATATCTCCATGTGAGATACCCTATTATGTACACCCACATAGCTACGTACAACGATGCGAAAAACTTATCGGTCATGCTATTTCCTCCTCTCTTGGATACTGCTTCATTGCTTTCCTCCTTTCACTTCTTAACTTCTTACAACTATCACAGAAAGGTCTCCATGTCTTGTCATGGTCTACCATTTCGGTCGTGAGCATCACAGCATTGCCACACCCTGCCCAACACAGCGATAGCCTACCTGCAGCTATCGCTGTGGGGATGTAGTGAGGGCAATCTGGTAGTCTACATCTGTATATCTCATAGTTCTTGCCAAGCTTTGTCCTCTCATACTTGTGAACATGTTGTTTCTTTGCCATCTCATTTTTTGGTCTCCAGAACATTCAACTCTGGAAACAATGTCCTCGCTATTCGATACGCTTCCTCTATATCATCATCTGACATGTCATCCCAACTGCCGTCGTTCAGTCCTCGTCCCGTGAGAAAGTTATTGGCAATCTCAGCGAACAATTCGGACTTAGTCGCCTTGGTCGGATCGTTATTGAAATTCTCCAATACTGCGTAAGCGATCTCGTCGATGCCGACCGCATGAGTGACATTCATGTCGTACATCATGTGCCCATTCCGCCTCATCGTGGGCTTATTGGATCTGTAAAAGCTCATTCTACCTCCATCATATATGTTCCATCATGTCTCTCCTCTGCTAATAGCTGTAGTCGAACTCTAACTGTATCCGCTAGCCATCTCGAGAGTGACACTTTATCGTCTGCCAAATGATCCCTGAATTTCTCGAGTAGGGGCCATGCTTCGTCACTTACGGATAACATGACCCTCCCGTATATCTTTGTTGGGTAGTGTTTGGAGTCCTCTCCATTCATCCTCACGCTGAGTGATTTCTCTCTCACACGTACTTTCCCATCTATCCTGTCCTTGATCCTCTGTTTCATCCGCCGCTCCTTTGCAGCAGACTCTTTGCCACATCCCATTTTTCTACAGTCGTGAAATCGCGCGCCAGCTTGTATTCCCTATTCCCTGGGTCGGACTCACAAATTCGACGGAAGATGCAACCTGAATATTTGTCACAGCTTGTGAGATTCATTGGATAGTTATCCTCCTCGATACAGTCGGCATATCTTTTGATCCACCAAATCGTGTTCTTCTTCCATTCCTCGATTCTCTCTTGGTCAATGCTGAAGATGAATCGTTGGAATCTTTCCGCCGGACTCAGAGTCTTCTGGAACCCGATTTTGTTCATGACTATATGGTTGCAGTTCAACGCATAACAATAGCCGATGAACTGGTTCGACAAGCTGAGAGGATCTTTTCTCTGTTTGCCAGTCTTATGATCGAATGGTGCAACGATCTCTCCCTTCTCAGCAACCATATCGACCTTATAGTTGTACCAGATCTCCAGATCAGAATCCGCGTACAACATTTTCGTCCCGACCTTCTCAACAGCCAATGGATGCCACGCGTCGAACTTGTAGAACTCCGCGTAAGCTTTGAACTGAGTAATGACCTCCTCAGCGACAGATACTGGAATGTCTAACTTCGTGCTGAAATACATTCCGATCTCAACAGCACGGTTGGCCGCATCCCCCAAAGGATAAATACCAGCCTTCTCTTTCAGTTCCTCCCAGAATGGAGTGTCGTACTTCTGAGGTCCGATCATCCCGTAATAGCCTTCAAGCATCTTGTGCATGAGGTCCCCCTTTTCGAGGGACTCCTCACGCTCATGCGGCTGCAAGTTATAGATGAAACTATACTGAGCCTTCCTGAAACAGTTCTGAATGACGTTCAAAATTGAAGCGTCAAATGTAATTGCTCTCATTGTGTCCTCTCTTTAGGAGGAGAGGTTTCCCCCTCCTCTCTCAGTTCTTTTATTATCTTTTCAGTTACTTCGTCGGCAATGCCGTCTAGGACCTTCTTGATGACGTCCTTTATCAACGACGCCTTGAACTCCTCGCTAACGCCGGGGTCCCTCAGGATTCTAGAAATAATCAACTCTGTTGCGTTCATCGTTCTCCTTTGCAAACATCTTCTTCCAGCACAGGCCGCAGATTCCTGTAATCAACATCTCTCTGTCCTCTGCGGGAACATTCGATAGGGCAACTTGTATTAATTGCCCTCGTTGCCAATTCGCGAGTTGTTGCTTGGTACAGACTATCTCAACTCGTCGGCCGCACTGAACGCAGTTTCTAACTAGAGTTTCGTTCATTTATTCGTCCTCATCTATTGGCTCATCGGTTTCGTACCTAGGATCTGTAAAGATCTCTGGCCGAAACCCTTTCATCTTTCTCTGTTCACAATCATCGCACACGTAGGTACAAAAGATACCTCGTGCGTCGTACAGTGCGCGGCGTTGTTTGTTAGACCCGCATGTACAAAACTTTAATTTCACCAAGTCTCTCATTATTCATCATCTCCGCCGTCCGGCCCCTCTGTATCTTCCTCCTCCGGTTCATCATCATCGGGACCTTCGTCCTCGATTAATTCCTCCTCCTCAACTTCCTCTTCAACCTCGTCCTCCTGCTGATCCATCTCCTCTTCAGCGTTCTCTGCCGCTTCGTCTAACTCATGAGAATGGGTTTCGTAACAATCAACGTGAGCGTACGTTCCATCCTCATCGTAGACCTCAGTTCCTTCGTCAATTGGTTGTGAGCAATAAAAGCATTCTGTATCGCTCACTAATGCGGTCGTCTTAGTTGCTGACATTTGCCTTTCTCCTTTTATCGTCAATTCTTCCATCCAAGATCATTTGGAATGCTGCTACCAAGACCGAACGGGACTGGATGTGTGAGTAAATATCCCGTGTGATCTTGTAAACTTCATCTTCGATCTGCTCATCTGTCATCGCCTCTGCCTGTAAACGTACAGCTTCGATGAGTTTATGTCTTGCCTCTGCCGAATTTTCCCGCGCAACTTTCGATCTCTCCTTCGCGAGTTCAACGCGTGCTCGCACTCGCGCGGCGGAGTCTTTAGCTAACTCCACCGCGCCGCTCTTCTCTCGAAGTAACTTGTCTTCTTTCATATCTTCCAACGCTTTCCTCCATTGGCTGCTAGGATCGCGGATAGTTCCTTTATCAACGAACTCTGATCCCAAGCAACAGCGGCTTCTCCGCTGAGGGTCTGTGTGACGATCTCTCGCTTTCTCTCTACGATCTCAGCAAAGAACTCATCAACTGTCCCAACAGCGACGAAGTAAGTAACATTGATTGACTGTGCCGTGCTCCCTGGTCGTGGGAAGCGCGCTTCGCATTGCTCTTCGTTAGCGGGATTCCACTGCCTTTCGAGAATGATACAGTCTTGGCAAAACTGCAAATTGAGTCCCTCGCCAAACCCTAAGGTGCTGGCGATCATGACTCTCTTGCTTGGATTGTTCTTGAATTCTTGAACGCGCTCGAATCGTTGCTGTGCATCCAACTTAGCAGTCAATTGGATTGTTGGCTCAAGTTTCAATTCGTGGAGAATTGAATCCAACTTCTTAGCAAGATTCTCGCCGACGTCTATGTGGTGTACGAATATCGTAATCTTCTTATCCGTACCGCCTAGGAATTCCATGCAATGGTCGATGCATGGGTCGATTTTGGAGAGGCCGACCAAATGCCGCATCTTCGAGAGGAAACCCATTATGTTCCCAGTGTCCTCGAAGCTTACGCTTGATCCTTCCTTCCACTGTTGGCTGTTGTACTCATTGCGGAACATCTTAAACTGATCCAAGTACTGTTTCTCAACAGCTTTGGACAGCTCGTGGAAAGAATACTGCCTATCTATCTTAGGCAGATCGGGCATTACTTCTTCTCGCTCACGACGAATGATAAAGCTCTTCGTCTTCTCTTTGAATCGCTCAGGATGAGCAAGGCCGCCCACTTTCCATCCGTACCCATTGTGGTATGAGTCACACTCGTACTTGATAAAACTCGTCTCACGCGGGAATATCTCCGGCTTCAATATATTGAGAACCGGAAAATACTCTGCAGCATGATTCTTAATGGGGGTCCCACTAAGAGCAATCACGTTCTTAACCTTGCTGCAAAGTGCGCGCGTGTTCTTTGTCCTATCAGCACCAGAGGATTTGATCTGTTGGCACTCATCCAACACGATCGTTTTAATCTGCTTCTCAACCTGCTCCGTGAAATCGTCCCCCATGCGCCTCAACAAGTCATAGCTTATGATGTAACCAGCACAGCCAGGTAGCAACGACGTCTTTGATCCGTCAATAACTTGGGCGAACCATTTATCGCCGCCCCACCTCATTACTTCGTGCTGATACTGGTACTTCAAACTAGACTTGCCAATCCACAAAAAGGGAAGCATTTCATCCGGATGTAGTACCAACGCCGACAGTGCTTGGACAGTCTTCCCAAGCCCCATCTCGTCGCCTAATAAACAACGGCCGCCCGACCTCTCAATAAACCGTACTCCCTCATTTTGGAAGGGATACAGTTTCTTGCCGTCCATGCTCCGTATATCTTCAGGCCGTGAAGAGTTAACGCCATTGCTTCCAATGACTTCCTCTTTCATCATGTGACCACACTTGAGCATCCAAATGGTGTACTTGTCGAACGGATAAGCTTTTTGACCTTCCGCGACTTTCCCACATTGCTCACAGTATGTCTTAACGAACGGCACCCAGTAATTCTCCTTTCTTTAAGTAATGATAACACGAAGGACATAGCGAAGTCAATATGCCATTCGGCATACGAACGAAAGGCGAATAACCTCGCTCTATCCTTGACGTCATCTTACGGCCTAAATGACCATGGACCGCTTAGGTCCGTCTTTGGCAATTCTACCTTAATAGCTCTGTTGATCTCTTGTTGGAGGTAGTTGCCATCTCCCTCCCTCAACGGGTAAACGATCTCGAACTCTTCGAGGGCATCGCTGTCACTAGCATCAATCATCCAGTGATCTAAAACAACGCCATCCTCAGTCGTGAGCGTAAGTCGGAATCTCATTCAATTCCTTTCTTGAAGTCTTCCGGCTTCAACTTGTTCACACTTGTCAGAAACTCCCGCGCCCCGGTATGCTGACCGACTGTGGTGCTTCCGCTCAGCTTGCCCGGTCTATGTTCGAGAGCCTTAATAGCTTTGTCGCGGAGCTTCAAAGTCATCTCGTCAAAGTACTTAATAGCATCATTAAGATGCTCGAAACTCTCGCATACTTTGCCGTCATCATACTCAACGTAGAAGTACCCTTGTCGATACTTCGTATCGAATAGGAGGTACAAAGCTGCCACACCGTTGACAAGCAGTGTCTTCCTTTTAACCATCTTTTTTCTCCTTTCAGAATCATAGTCCTCCATGAGTGGCATCGCTTGGGCCTGCGCGCTGAAGGGAAAGGAACCTTCGCTTGGCGGCTCCGTCGTATACCACTCATGCGGGACTATGAATCCCGCATTGGCTCAGTTAACTTCCTCTACCTTTCTCCAGACGCCATCCTCACCTCTGGCGAAGGTGCCCATAGACTTGGCGCCTCTAGTGAGCTTCTGTTCTTCTCTGAGCCGTCTCAAAAGGTCAGTGAGGGACCTCCGTTGGGACTTCTTAAGATCCCTGTTTTTCAGGGCCGTCTGTACTTCCTGGATTGTCATCTTTCTTTTCCTCTCTTTCGGACTGGGCTTTCCCGTACTTTGCCATGAGGTCTGACATGTTCATCTTGAGCAGATCTTGCATGTTAACGCCTAACTTATTAGACATCTCAACAGCTTTGTCGGTCTTCTGTTTCGCTTTCGGTCGGCCGTTGGGTCCTTCTTGCTTGGAGATCTGAATCTTGCGGAGTTCCTTGCGTTCCTCCTCAGTCATCTTCTCCCAGTTCTCAGCTTTAACAGCACGTGCGGCGGCGATTCTGGTTTTGTGGACCTGCATCTCCTCTTCCATTCTCGCCGTCATTTCTTGAATGTGATTTTCTAGCTCCTCTGGAGATAGCTTGTAGCTGTAAGCGCGCTCGTCGTTCACGAGAGTCATGAATTTATCTTTGTCCTGCAAAGGCATGTTCCTATGCAACTGTGGACAAAATTTGCCGCCATCTACAAGAAACCACTTGTCACACTCAACGCCTTGTTCTGAGATGAAGTGACATCTTGTGTACTCATTACGAGGCATGATGATATGGTTTCGCCTTCCTTTCTCGCCCTGGGACATTGCTTGCGTATTGCTTGGACATAGCTGGGCTATAGCTATTATACCGCCCATGTATGGGCGGGTGCAAGCGGTTTATTTGCTTTGTTTTCAATGGTTTAGCTATGTAGGTTGCTACATAGCCCCCCCAGGGGGGGTTAGGCAAAATGGGGGAGTCGGTAAAAATTGCTTGGGTCGGGGAGGAGTAGTTAGATATATAATATATATATATATATATGTATATATACCCCTTACATACCATTCCCCTAACCCCCCTATTTTCAATGGTTTAGGGGGGTATTTCCTAGCAATGCGCTAGCAATGGACCAGCAATACTCTAGCAATACTTTAGCACATCTCTGCAAGGGAAGGCTCAATTGTCGTTGGAAGTTTGGTGAGCTTTGAAAATGAGGATTTGTTTCTCAATAATCTTCAATCGACAGGCTAAACAAAGGTCGGCAGGTGATTCAACCTTGCGCTCGAATTCTTGTTGGCACTTAACGCAGACTTGAGTCATAAATTTTGGTGAGTCGGGAGGGATTTGAACCCTCATCGTCCTATGGACGGCTAGTTTTACAGACTAGTGCAGCCAACCGTATCTGCCTCCAACTCATGAGAACTCATAAAGAATCCTTTGGTAGTGGCTCTGCGAGTCTATAGCCTCCAAAGCCACTCACCAAAATACTCTTTGTAGGAGAGATTTACGCGGTATTAACGCAACTCTCGCGCATGGTTGCTCCTTTCTAGAGTCTCCTCTTGAAGCTTGAGAATCCGTAGTTTCCACTTGGCACATGACAGCCAGTAATCACGGGTCACCTCAGAGTATCGAAACTCCCTGGCGAGCCTGAGATTGTCCATCAAGTGCTGGAATAGGCGGGGATATTTTTGGCGGGAAAGTTTTAACATAGCGGTACACAGCTTAAATCCTCATCGCATGAAGATTTAAGTTGTGGGTCGGCAGAACCTAAGTCCCACCGACCACCCACAATTGAGAACTACGCGGACTGTTTCAAGGCGGAAAGACTCATCGTCTTCATCATTTCGATGAGCTGACGAGCCTCGTCCTTGGTCGTGGGCATACCGGCATCGTTCCGGAGAGTGACCAAGTCGTTGATGGCTTTCTCTGCCGCCGCTGCTGCTTTCGCCGGACCTGCCATGATCTTCTGACGAGCCTTCGCACGCTCTTCCAGATCGATCGCGTAATTGATGTTGCCAAGGACAGAGGACAAGCCTTTGTCGGATAGCATCGCTTCAATCACGTCATCGCGAGTCTCGAAGACTTGCTTCTCGAACTCCTGGGTAAACGTGTTCGTCCCGACTTTCGCTTCAGCAATCGCTTTGACAAGTTTCATATTGGTATCCTTTTCGAATTAGGTAGCCTTTCATTTCTACCTGAGAAAAGTATAGCGTGGCGCAAGCGCGGAGTCAATACTTTTCTCAGTAAGAAAGCAAGGTTTATTTGCTTTGAATTCATGAGGTTAGCGGCGCGCTTTAATTGATTGGGCGCGCCGCCGCTTTTCAGAATACCGGCCGCATTTCGACTTCCACGTTCTCGTCATCGGAGTGGGAGTCTTCTAACTCTGACTTGCGCTGTAGAGCTTTGAACTCACAGTACTCAAGCCAACGTTCGATGATACGTCCGGTATTCAATGCTCTTGCGAGCACAACGTACTTTTGTCGCATAGGACTCCTTTCAAGTCAAGCGTGGGCGTCGGGTACAGATCCCAATGCCCAGCCGCTTCACCTTTGGTCAGCAACCGTCGTAGTTGCGTGCGATCCAATCGTCATTGCAAATGTCGTCCTCACGAGGTTGAGGTCGGGGAACAGGCCGTAACTCAACATATTGGCCGTTCATTGACATCCCAAGCAATGCGTCTTGCCAAAAACGACGTGCTTGCTGTAAAGGCATGGCCGTCTCGTACAGGCGGACCCAACAATTGTCTTTCTTCTCGAATAGGCTGTAAAGCCTAGGTTGTTTCATACGGTCTCCTTCAATCGTGGACCTCACGGGTTATCAAGCCATGAGATCCAGCCGATTCAAGACAGCCAAATTAGGCTGAAATTGTCTGTCCGCAAAACATCACCTTGACCCTCAACCGTTTTGGCTGTTATGGCCGTCCTGTATCGCCCATTCTCGTTAGTTTGGATGATCCAAAGTTGGCCGTAGTGGTCACGTTCGATTGTTGTTGTCATACTGAATGTCCTTTCAACATTCAACCTCCTGCGCGCCGTAACCCTTGCGAGCAGGTTACAGCGTACAGGGCAGGCTCAATGCTGACAAAGCGAAAGCCACTAGCTTTCGGTCGGCGCGTTACGCTTGATAGCGTGCGCTTCCTACTCACTAGCGGCTTAACGGATGTCCTATCAACTACTCAGGCGCCACGCGTGCCAGATTTATTAGGCGCCGTCCAACTAACCCATGCGCCGGGCAAGATATTTGATGTCTTTCACCTTGCACTTGCCCGGATTCGCTTTCGCAATGCAGTGCTACTAAGCGCGCCTCGCAGCCGCTCCTCGCAACAGTTTTATGGGCCACTTGTTGTACAGAGGTGACGTCCATGCTACTCACCGAACCTGCCCTTTGGGCCGACAGACAATCTCTGAGCTAACCAAACGGAGGGAATTCATGCGCGCGTGGTTCGCGCTGCTTGGTCTAGTTCAACTGCCTTCACAAGATTGGACGCCGCCCGGGCGAGGAAAGATTCAACTTTCTTTGGACCTAAAATTGCAGCGCGGCGCGCATTTTGCCAGTCGTCGCACCCGACTAAAGTGGTAGTCTATGGCCAGGGGCCTCCAGGATTTGGACCTCCCCGTGCTCCCCCGCACGTTTGGGTCCACAGGGACTCCGGAGGCGTGTAAACCCCTATCGCGTACCTAAGCTTTGCAACCCGATCTCGACCCAACCGATAATTTACAAATTTTCGATTAAGTCTTCATGCAATGAAGCATTATCCCTGTTTTTTCGTAAATTTTTGAAAACAAAGCAATTATTCTTCTTGACTTCACTACCCCCTTACCCTATAATGAAACTTAGGGGCATTGTATCTATATGTTTATCACTCCAGAAGAGGCACGTGCAAGATTCGCTAGCCCCGACAATCTCGCCAACTGTTTTGACATCAACAAAGCTAAGAAAGCTCGTGAGGAGAGATTAAATGCCGAGAATGCTCAAAGCGGGATACCAGAAACCCAAGACGCGGCGCCGATCAGCGGGTTTGAAGAGCCGGAATCCAAAGGTTTCGAGTCATTACCAGCCGGAACTGAATCTGTCGGCGGGATCGGCGACCGGATCTCACACGAGCGGCTTAGGACTCCGGGAAACCGCCGACCGTGGCTTTCTGCAACGGAGCGAACTGAAATCGCCATCTCTGCCAAGACGAGTGGAATCGACGGACCAAGAAAGACGCAAGAAGAAATCGCGCAAGAGCACGGGATATCCCGTATAGCTGTTGCTAAGATCAAGGCTGGCAATGGTCTTGTTGATGAGATAGCCGTTGAGGAGGCTCTTGAGCGCGCGAGGAATAAAGCTTTAGATCGTTTAATGACCTCACTAGGCTTTCTTTCCGACGACAAGATCTCTGCCTTAGACGCTAAAGGTATCTCACACGTAGCGGCGAATATGGCTAGGGTTGTGGAGAAAACTATGCCCAAGCAAGAGGTCCAACAACCCGTTCAAATCGTTATTTATTCTCCTGAGCCTAAACAGGAAAAGAGTTTCGATGTGGTTGAAATCTAAAGGAAGGAGTCGCCTAGCGAATCTTTTTCTCCAGGGTCGGAGGAAAGCGGCGCGCCGAGGACATTAGATCGCCGCTTTCCTCTTAAATCTTCACGGTATGAAGAATTAGACCAAGGCGATGATCCTCCAATCTCATCTCACCAATGAGACCAACCATAGCTAATGTTGGGTCACTCGTTAACCGTGAGTGGAAACCTCATAAGAGACAGGAGCAATTTGCATCGTTACCAGATACAATCTTCGAGGCTCTTTACGGAGGAGCCGCGGGTGGTGGAAAATCAGAATTACTTTTGATGCTCCCCATCATTCGTGGCTTCTATAAGGAGCCTCGATTCAAAGGGATAATATTTCGCCGCACCTTTCCTGAACTTGAGAGCGAGATCATCGTTCGCAGTCGTGATTGGTACTCCTTAGCCGGAGGGAAATACAACGAAGAAAAGAAGCGTTGGTCATTTCCCTCCGGTTCTTTAATTCAATTCGGGCACGTAGAGTATGAATCTGATGTAAGGAAATATGACACAGCCGAATATAATTACATGGCTTTCGACGAACTTACCTCCTTCACTCAGGGACAATATATTTATCTCTCTCGAACCCGATGCCGCTCTTCTAGTTCTCGATTACCCTCAATCGTTCGAGCTGCTACAAATCCAGGAAATCTTGGGCATGCCTGGGTCAGAGATCATTTCATTACACCCGCTCCGAAGGGTACAATTGTCCTCGATAAGAAAACAGGCCTCAAAAGAATATTTATCCAATCCTTCGCTGAGGATAATCCATATCTCATGTCGAATGACCCACAATACGTCAATCGACTTGAATCACTTCCAGAAGCTGAGAGACAAGCTAAGCGCTATGGCTCCTGGGACAGTTTTGAAGGACAAGTATTTTCTGATTACCGCGAGATCCCAGGGGAAAATGAGCCTGACCGCGCATGCCACATCTGTGCACCCTTCCACATACCGGATTGGTGGCTTAGGTTTGTCGCGATCGATTGGGGCTACAGCGCGATGACTTGCGTTCTTTGGGGCGCGCTTTCTCCTGAGGATCGACTATATATTTATCGTGAGTATACGAAAAAAGAAGCAAAGACGTCAACTTGGGCGACCGAAGTTGGAAACCTCTCGATTGGTGAGAAATACACCGATGTTGTACTCTGCCAATCCGCATGGCAACAGCGCGGCGATGAATCTACTCAACAAGAACAATTTACAAGATACTCTGGATTACTTGCACGGCAAGCTGACAACGACAGAATTGCTGGAAAGATGTTACTTCAAGAGTACCTTAGATGGAGGGAAGCTCCCGCAAAGTCGCCCACGGCGCAGTACTACGATCATGAGGCGGCGTTAAGAATTTTGAGGAATCAGGGGACTGATGCGTATAATAGCTACGTTGCATCCTTCCAAGAAAAACGTGAGGGAACGCCGCTCCCTAGATTACAAATCTTTCCCGACTGTAGAGAGCTCAGAAAATGTATTCCTCTCTGCATCTATGAGAGGAAGTCAAATGTCACTGAGAAACCTGCTGAGGATGTTAGGGAATTCAACGGAGATGATCCTTATGACACTGTTAGATATCTTGTTCTCTCCGTTGATAGGTACTTGGGATCATTGAAGGATCAAGGTGAGGCTAGGAGAAGAGAGAACACTCTTATCGAGAATCTAAAGTTCACCGGAGATTGGAATGCTTACTATCGTGGGATGGAGAGAATTGAACACATCCCAATGAACGTAGTTCCAATCCGCAAGTATAGGAGAACTGTTAATCGGTGAAAGATTGGCTCCACAAATGGCTCGGGTTTACTGCCAAAGTTGAATCTCTTGAGGCTCAACTGGAGGCTTGGAGATCGAGAGCTATAGCGGCTGAGGCTAACGTTGAGCTACTAAGGGAGATGATGAAAGAGCGGCGCCCAACAGAGTTAGGCAGCTCAAGGGAACAAAAGGAAGCTCCTAGCTTTGAGCCAATAAGACCTCAGTTCGGATCTTGGCCGCGCATGAGAAGAAAGTTAGAGGAAATGGAAAGGGTTAAACCAAATGCCCAAGTTTCTCGAGGAGAAGTTGAAAAAACGATACGGGGCTAAGTCAGGAGTTCCGTATGCAATAATGAATAAGCTTGGGTTCATGCATGGATCTAAGGAGACTGCCAAGGGGCGCGCCGCGGAGAAGAAGCACGCGAGTAAAGTTAAGATAAGAGGTCTTGGTGGAGAGGTTAAAAGACCAGCGACAAGATCAAGAAGGCAAGGACACTCCTTCGCGGAAAATATGAATCATAGGAGTAAGTACTAATGCCAAGAAGGAAGATCACGACTCCCTTTCATAAAAGGACCGAAGAGCAACATGCTCGCATCGCAATGGCTCGTGGAAAGAGAAAAGGTTTCGCACGTGCGGCGCGTGCGTCTAGAAGTAGAGTGCGCGGATTAGGTGGTGAGAGATCCGTGCCTTCTGGCAAGCTCCGGTCAAGCTTTGCACGAGAAATGAATAAGTAAGTGATTACCACTAAAGTCAGGATAAATTATCCGCCTGAGCAAGATCCCAATATCTTTGGGGGTTGGAAGCTAGGAGTGCGGCAAATTCCTAACTGGCAACTGGATATTCGGGGGGATATTAATATCGTTGACATGGGAGAAGGATACACCTTCCGAATAAACGGTGTGCCTTATGGTGGAAGTGA